TATCATTTTTATGCGGGGCATAGAAATAAAAAAGCGGGGATTAAATGCGGCAGACTTCACGGCCACACCTATGATGTTATTTGTGAATTTAAATTTACTAAAATGACAGACGGGTTAACAATGTTATTTTCTGACATTGATAAATTAGTTGAGCCAATCATAAAATATTACGATCATTATTTTGTATTGCATGACAAAGATCCTTTGTGTGAATTATTAGAGTTAGCAAATGAACCTTATAGATCGGTGCCTTTTGAAACATCGGCGGAAAATATGGCAATTCATTTGTTTACAAGAATTAAAAACGAAACCAAAATACCTATTATCAAAATTGAATTAGCGGAAACAAAATCAAGCAGCATTATATATGAAGAATAAATTAGCAATAAGTGAAGTTTTTTATTCTATTCAAGGAGAAGGAAAGACAATGGGAATACCAAGCGTGTTTGTAAGATTGGGTGGATGCAACTTAATGTGCGGAGGAATGGGAACACAGTTTGACGGGGAATTACATAATGGCGCAGAATGGAGATGCGATACGGTAGAGGTTTGGATGAAAGCAAAAGCTAAAGAGATAAAAAACATACTTCCAAAAGATTGCGTTACAGCAATTAAAAACGGAGCACATATCATACTTACCGGCGGAGAACCAATGATGCAGCAAACAGGCTTAGAATCCTTTATACGATACGTTAAAAAAGAAATAAATGAAGATGCTTATTTTGAAGTAGAAACAAATGCAACAATTCTGCCAAATGAATTTTTATTAAAAGAAATAAACCTATGGAATTGTAGCCCTAAATTATCCAATAGCGGAAACGATAAATCCATGACTTTTAAACCTGAGGTAATAAAAGAATTAAATAAATTCCATACCATTTTTAAATTCGTTATAAATAGCAAAAAACAATGGAAAGAATTAGAAGATTTGTATTTACCCCTAATAGATAGAAAAAAGATTTATTTAATGCCAGCAGGAGAAAATCAAGAACTATTAGAAGAAAACAAATTAAGAGTAGCAGAGTTAGCAAAAGATAATTATTTGAATTTCTCAACCCGTTTACATATAGAAATTTGGAACAAAAAAACTGGCGTATGATTAAAACAAATATAACATGGAAGCAAGTATATTATCGTTTAAAAAAAACAATTAAAGACCTACCTAAAGACACTAAATATTATGGAGTACCAAGAGGCGGACAAATTGTAGCGGGAATGACTTTCAATGCAGTAGATACCATTGAAGAAGCTGACGTAATAATAGACGACTTAATAGATTCAGGAGACACTTTAGATAGGTATAAGAAATACAATAAACCTTTTATTTCTTTAATAGACAAAAGAAAAGAATTAAAAGGAGAATGGCTAGTGTTTCCTTGGGAGAAACAAGAAAATGAAACTACGGAAACGGTTGAAGATAACGTAACCAGACTTTTGCAATATTTTGGCGAAGACGTTAAAAGAGAGGGCTTACTAGAAACTCCTAAAAGATTTGTCAAATTCTTCACGGAATTTTTAAACCCTCCCAAATGGGAATGTACTACTTTTGAAGGAGAAGGGTACGATGAAATGATTATCCAAACAAATATTCCATTTCATTCTTTATGCGAACATCACATAGCCCCCTTTTTTGGCACAGGTACTATTGCTTATGTCCCAAACAAAAAGATAGTTGGATTATCGAAACTAGCAAGAACACTAGAAACCTTTGCTAGAAGATTACAAAATCAGGAAAGAATAACAATGCAAGTAGCGGACTTCCTGTGGAAAGAATTAGAACCACAAGGCGTGGCAGTTCAATTAACTGCTAAACACCTATGCATGGAGATGAGAGGAGTCAAGAAGCATAATACTCATACAACTACCACAAAACTATTAGGGTGCTTTAAAACAGAGCCAAGTGCTAGAAATGAATTTTTAAATGCTATTAAATAATGGACGAAAGTAGACACATAAAAAAGGAATCATTATTAAAATCCCTTGAACAGAGTTTAGGAATCGTTACTGTTGCTTGTAAAAATGCAAACGTACCTAGAAGCACATATTACAAATGGATAAATGAAGATGAGACATTTGCAAAAAAAGTTAAAGAAATTGAAAACGTAGCACTAGATTTTGCAGAGAGTCAATTGCATAAACAGATACAAGATAATTCAACAGCGGCAACAATTTTTTACCTAAAGACAAAAGGAAAAAAAAGAGGTTACCAAGAGAACCAAGCAATAGACTTAAATACTACTGGAGAAATAAATGTAAATTTTAAAGATTTAATTAGTGCAGTTAAAAATAGACAATAAGTTTCTAATATGGAATGAGGTAGATTCCAGATACTTTATAATTACAGGCGGCAGAGGGTCGGGAAAATCTTTTGCAATTAACACAATGCTATTACTTTTAACTCAAGAGGCTGGGCATACAATACTCTTTACAAGATATACTTTGCGTTCTGCTAACATCTCTATAATCCCAGAGTTTAAAGAGAAAATAGATTTACTTAATTTAAACCATTTATTTCATATTACTAAAGACGAAATAATTAATAAAGGTTCAGGATCAAAAATATTATTTAGAGGAATAAAAACATCTTCAGGAGATCAAACAGCTAATTTAAAGTCATTACAAGGAATCACTACATGGGTAATGGATGAAGCGGAAGAGTTAACGGATGAAACTATCTTTGATAAAATTGATTTATCCGTAAGACAAAAAGCGGTTGACAATAGAATAATATTAATTTTAAACCCTACCACAAAAGAGCATTGGATTTATGAAAGATTTTTTGAATCTAAAGGAATTGAATCTGGTTCTAATATTACTAAACAAGATGTGTCTTATATCCACACAACGTATTTAGATAACATAGAGAATTTATCTCAAAGTTATTTAGATAGAGTTAAAGAAATTAAAAAGCATAGGCCAGAAAAATACAAGCATCAAATGTTAGGGGGATGGTTATCTAAGGCGGAAGGAGTTATTTTTAGCAACTGGAAGCTAGGAGGGTTTAAAGAAATTGGTGCGATTGTACTGGGGCAAGATTTTGGATTTTCCTCAGATGCTTCTACGCTTTTAAAAACAAGCATAGATAAAAAAAATAAAATTATATATATTCAAGAGTGCTTTTATAAAACTCGTTTAACCACTTCACAAATAGCGGAATTAAATAAAAGATTTGCTAAGGATAATTTAATAGTTGCCGACTCAGCAGAGCCAAGACTAATAAATGAATTATCAAGAGAATGTAATATAGTTCCAGCAATCAAAGGACAAGGCTCTATTACATTTGGAATAAGTCTATTACAAGATTATGATTTAATTATAGATCCAGAAAGTATAAATTTAGTTAAAGAATTAAATAACTATTCATGGCTTGAAAAGAAATCAAGAACTCCAATAGATAAATTTAATCACCTGATTGATGCATTAAGATATGCTGTCAGCTACCAATTAGAAAACCCCAATAAAGGAGAATATCACATTTATTAAATCCTTAGTACTACAATTTTAAATTCTCTCGTACTTATAAGTATGGGTAGCAAAAAAAATGATGTAGAAATATTAGAAGATTTATACGATAGAAAGTATTTGTCGGAAGATGAAAATTTAGTTTTGGCCGAAGGATTTGACGAAGCTATTATAGGAATCACAACCGTGTCTCCTAAAAAAATAATTTATAACTATTGGGAATGTATAAACTTGCTTTTAAAATTAGGAGATGAAGAAACGCAAATGGATTTTGATAACGCTTTAATTTATTTAGATGAATACATTATAGAGATTTCAGACATTAAAGATTATGCTCCCATATTTATTAAGATAATATGAGTTGGTTAAATAAAGTATATCAACATCATAATCTCTGGATTTATAAAGTTGAAAAATTAGGAGGGGGTGCTTACTCTGAAGACATAGTAATGGAAGCATATATTAAAATAGACAAATATAATTGCGAACATAAAATAATAAACAATGGTAAAGTAAGTGAAGGGTATATGTATTTTGTTCTTCGATCATTATTTATAGATTATAAAAATGCTAAAAAAAACATTCGTAAAATTCAGATAGAAGATTTTTATAAGGACAAAGGATTTACGGAAATAAAAGATAAAGATCTACAGAAATTTACGGATGCCGATAACATGATGCAAGAGAATGGATTTGGAAAATTATGCAATAAGATAGACAATGAAATTGATTCATGGCATTGGTACGATAGAAAAATATTTGAATTATATAGAGATACCCCATTAAGTATTCGAGGGATGGCTAAGGAAATAAAAATTAGTAAGATTAATA